TCGAGCGGTTTCAGTATGCCCTGGAGATCATCGAAGGAACCGCACCAATGCCAAGCGAACGCGGAAATTCCGCGCTCCCAGACACACCTGTGGATAAAAACCAAAAATCTGTGGATAACTACGGTTTAGAGATTGACGAAATGGTCGCCAAAATTATCGCAGAAAACCCCGCCAAAGAAGCCATCTTAAAAGAGTTGCTCGCTTGCAGAATTGGAATGAACTGGAAAACGCTCGCCCTACTACACGCCGATGATTTGACCGTCACAGAAATCCGCTCACAATATCACTTTTTAGAAAAGAAAGGGAGGGAAAACGAAACCGGGATCTTGATCACCAATCTGCTCGCAGCATTCAAGCCCAAGGGAGCCGACTTCGATCCCGAAACCGGTCATCCTGTAGAATGCAATTGTTACAAATGCATCGGAGCCAGAAACAGCCGGTTTATGGAAAATATCCAAAGCCCAGAGCAAATGCAAAAATACGCAGAATGGGAGGACTAAAGAGGAAAATCAAATGCCAATAACAATCGATTTATCGAACCCCACCAAGAAGGAAAACTATCTCAACAGAACCCCGATCATTGGACTGCCAGTATCCATCACAGCCGAAACAAGCGGAACGCTGATCGGAATCGCGCTGAAATATTACGCTAACACAGCCAATGAAAACGAACTGGATATTTTGATCAGATATTTACAATATTTCATCCACGCCCCCTGCTGGTTGGAAACGGTCCCCTTTGATATACCCGCGGATCGGCTATCAGAAATTCAAGCGCTGCGAGCCTTATCGCTCACCCTAAAAACAGCACAAGACATTCAAGCATTCACCCAACGCTTGCTTAATTACGGTCTTGACCCCCTATGAGGAAATCGATGAATACCACCATAAACGAATTGCCCAGAGGTATCAATTTTGTCGACAGTTACAAATTCAAAGGATATCTGGCCCGTGTTTATTACCCCGCTGGCAGAGTTGCCACCAAGGGATTCTCAATCAGCAGATACCCAAATGATGCCGCGGCGCTGAACGCAGCCCTGGCCTGGAGAAAAACGCAAATCCGCATTGACCCACCACCACCCAAAACCCCACACTTACAGATTCTCTGCAGTACAAATACCAGCGGTCACAACGGGCTTAGTTTTACCCACGTTACCGAGCGCAACGGAAAGCGCATCGAGGTCATCAATGTCTCGTATTCATTAGAACCGAATAAGCCCCGCGGGAAGAAATTCAGATTGCACCTTTATGACACCCCCGAAGATGCCCTCGCAGAAGCCCTGGCATTTAGAAAGGAAATGGAAGCCGAAGCCATCCGGATCCGCAAACAAAAATCATTATGGCCCTACGACAAGGAATAAAATGGACCCCCTCAAAAAAGTAAAATCACTGGCTGTCGCCAAAGCCAAACTACTCATCGCGAGAACATTATTAAATTCCGCATTAGCCGAAATCATCGGAGGGCAAGATGAATTCTCGGCAGAATATATCGCCGTACAAACCAGCTTTGACAAATGGATCGATGCCGCCCAATTACAAACCCAAGCCCAGGAAGCAAAAATCACCGATGGTGATCTATGAAACATAGCCTTTACTTGGAGTAAAGGCATCTAGGAGCGATTTAACAGCAGAACAGCACAAATCTATGCCAGATAACCAGATAAAATTCTTAGAAACGATATGGATATAAACGCGATCGCCAACGGCTCCCCCATCCGACCCCATTTTAAAGGACATAGCGAAGTTGCATTTTTACTCAAACAATTACACCGCTATTACGATCTCTCCTGGCCCAAGATCGCCAATCTTCCCGCCATCAACCCCCCAGGATTAGAGAAAATCCCCATCGCAACGCTGGTGAAAATTTCCAACACTGGCGTGGTCCCCCAGAAATGGAGGGATCACTTTCTGGGCGTCAGAGCAGTCGACAACCGCCCGCGCATCGCCATCCATAAAGAGGACATGGAAAGCGCAGCCGAAACCATCGTCAAGCATATAAAACCAGAAAGCAAGATAGACGAACTGATTGCTTGGATTGAAGTCAAAAGAAATGAGAAAAATAAATCATGAACTACCCTGGCGGGAAAGCGGGCTCCGGAGTTTACCAGAACATCATCAACCAAATCCCGCCACATAATTTATATGTCGAGGGCTATCTTGGAGGCGGTGCCATCCTACGCAAAAAAAGACCTGCAGCTCTAAATATAGGGATCGATATCAATCCACAGGTCATCAGCGCATGGCCAAATCAAAACCGCTGCATCTTCATCAATTGCGAGTTTTTGACTTTTCTGGACCATATAGAAAAATATTATAAATATGCTTCAGCTGAAACGTTCATATACCTGGACCCCCCATATTTGATCGAAACCAGACAAAACCAAAATCCGATTTATGAATTCGAAATGACCCGAGAGGATCACGAGACCCTGCTCAAAGCCATTCGAAACCGGTCAGAAATGATTATGATTTCAGGCTATAAATCGCAGCTCTATCGTAAGCAGCTCGCCGGTTGGCGCTGCGAGACATTCCAGACGGTCACCCGCGGGGGGAATATCGCCATCGAACATTTATGGATGAACTACCCAGAACCGACCCAACTCCACGATTACAGCTTCCTAGGAAAAGACTTTACCGATCGCCAGCGGATCGCGCGCAAAATAAGACGGCTCAAAAAGAAACTCGCCGCCCTACCAGCCCTTGAGCGCGCCGCCATCTTGGACGCCTTCGACGATAAAGACAAAATCGACTATATGAAAAGATGGGAGCAAATCAGGTTTGATTTATAAGGATAAGACCTGAAAACAAACTCGATGCGGTAATGACTACACGAACACAAACCCCCCATTTATACCGGTATAAATGGGGGGTTTTCGCTTGACTTTATCGCTTGATCTCGGTATACTGTAGTCAAGATTGAGCAACTAACCACTAACCAAAAAGGAACCGAAGATGAAAATAAACAACACCGAAACCGACATCAGAATGCTCAGAGCCACCATAAAAATGTGGGAGCGAAGATATAAAACAACGCAACCAAAAAACGGAACCGAAGCTCTAAGACTGCTCGAACTAATAGAACGATATACAACTCAATACATCGAACTCACAAACGATTTACCAAATTGGTAAACCAACCAACCTGGGGAGCAGCAAGCTCCCCAGGACCAACCACGAAAGGAACCGAAAATGAAAACAAACAACTGGAACCCAAATAAAAAAGAAACAAAAATCACCACCCGAGAATTAAGAAATTTTTTATTCAATATAGAAAATCAAGATTTGACTGTAAGAGAATTAAGAAACCTTCTTTTTGAAGTAACAAATCAAGATCACCCAATCGAAGATCCTAACTTTATAAACAACCTGACCAAATAACCCACCAACCACCAACCTGGGGAGCAGCAAGCTCCCCAGGACCAACCACGAAAGGAACCAAACAATGATTAAAAAAGGACCCGTCTCTAGACTAACGAAACAAAACGCAATCGCGAAACTCGAGATCGCAAACAAAAAGATTGCACTCGCAATCATCGCCCTCCAAGAAATCGAAGCCGATCCAGAAATGAACCGCTTCATCGGACCTGATGCCGCCCATTTTAGATCCGAACTCGAATATATAAATGATCCTAACCCAGAGGAAGCCGGAATCGGAGGATTTATTAAATTATTAAAACAAAGATACTTATAAATCAACCAGGGGAGCGCCCCGAAACCCCCCATTTATACCGGTATAAATGGGGGGTTTTCGCTTGACTTTATCGCTTGATCTCGGTATACTGTAGTCAAGATTGAGCAACTAACCACTAACCAAAAAGGAACCGAAAATGAACCCCGAAATTATAGAAACCACCCAAATGCCCTACATAACAGCCAGCGAACTCGAGAACGGCGATGAAGTATTTATACAAGATGGACGCCTGATGCGCCTCATTCGCAAGATGAACGCCGAAGGCACAACCTGGATCGCCGAAGAGGTAACCGACCTGGATAATTTTGATTTAGCCGAATACCTCAACCAGTAGAACCCAACCACCAACCAGGGGAGCGCAAGCTCCCCACCGACCACGAAAGGAACCGAAAATGAACACTAGAAAAGATAAAGGCAAAGAACTGGCCATCAACCGCATCGCAGAAGAAGTCCTCAACCTTGAAACTTTGGAAACCAGAATGAGCGACAGTTTAGACTTTAGCGATCAGGCAGTCTGGACACTCAAAGCCGCACTCGAGGCCGCATTCGAAGCCGGACAGAATAACCCAAAAAGAGAAACAACATGACAGAAAATATCGCAATCGCCATCGAAAGAGAATATAATGATTATAAAAGTTTATCCAAGGTCGATCTCGCAGCCACATGGAAACGATTCAACAGAGTCAGCAGCCTAAAAATCTCAGAAGTATCCAAAGATCAACTGATAACCGATATTCTTACTTTCAGATTTGGAAAGGCTAAGATGGACATCTGGCGTGAATATATAAATTAATTTTGAACCAAGCCCCGAGCGCCCCGAAACCCCCCATTTATACCGGTATAAATGGGGGGTTTCCGCTTGACTTTATCGCTTGATCTCGGTATACTGTAGTCAAGATTGAGCAACTAACCACTAACCAAAAAGGAACCGAAAATGAGCCGCAAATTACAAAACATCAAAAACAGAGTGAACCGCCGGAAAGCCAACCAAGAGACAGCCATTGATGCCTATATTGACCACCTCGAAACCGCCCGAGAAGCCCTGGACCGGATTAACGCTTATATAGCCGATAACGGCGAAGTTGGACCCGAAGACGTAACCTGGGCGCATACGGGCAGCATGGCCAGAATAGCCAACGAACTCAAAGAAATCCAAGACCGCATCGATGAGACTGGCGAATACGCATAGAAACCAACCAGGGGAGCGCAAGCTCCCCACCTACCACGAAAGGAACCGAAGAGGAGAATTAACATGAAAAAAAATACACATGGCGGTCGGCGCAAGGGCGCAGGATTAAAACCAAAGCACACCAACCCAGAAGTGAAAGTCAGAACTAAGAAATTCCGAGCAACCGATGAGTCCTGGAAGCGCTTTCAGCAACTTCTACCCACAGATTCTGAGGAGGCATTTGATCTTTTACTTGAACTACTAGATGCCTGACGCCGGCAACATAGACAAAACCAACTATACAAAAACCGGATCCCGAGCCTGGGATCCGGTTTTATAGTAGCAATTCCACTTGCATTTTTTTTGCACCGGCCTCAATGCGCATTGCACCAACCGCTCCCCAGGCATCGCAACTATTGACCAGCCGCCCACCAAGGATCCCAAAGATTTGTTTCGACTATAGGGACCACAACCAGATCAAAACAGCCTACTTAGAATCTTCAAACTCAGACCCCAGGGAGTCCATTTTATAATGGCCATCGGTAAAGACCAAATAGACCTCGGGGGAATAATCGCTCACAGTCGCCGCGATGCGGGTCAGCTTGATCACGTACCCCGATGAAACCGTTGTATTAACCCCATCCATCTCGGCGACATCTAACAATTTATGTTTGCCAGATTCAGACCCATCCAGAATATATTCAGCCGTAAACGGGCTCCCAGGCACTACCGCCCATGTGCCATCGATACCCGCGGCGATCGCGTCAACCTGGAACCGAATGCGATCGCCGGTCGAATTCGATGGGATTGACCAGTGGATGTGATAATCTAAAGCCGACTGCAGCTCCATCGCATGCGCAGTCTGAATGAAGACATAGACCAGCTCATTAAGATCAAATCCTAAAATCGGGAAAAGGACCCCACTAACAATCCCATAATCCCAAGTGCGCCAAGTGGGAGCCTGTGATGGTGGTATCCGCAACTGAGCGATCGATACACGAATGTCCTCATAACCGAAGGAACCCAAGTCAAAACCAGACTCGACCTCCTCGAGCAACGCAACCCGCTCCTCGAGCGCCGCGATATGCGCATTCACGCGGCGCATAAAATCGTCAAAATCTTTAGGACCCATCCAGCACCACCTCTCTGGTTGTGATATCAACAATAAAAGCATCTTCAGCACTAGGATCGGACCAATAGACATTAACCGCTTCGATTTTCACGACTCGGTCATCCGGATAAACCGCCAAAGCCAAATCGCCCGGTTTAAACGTTTTGCGCCCCGCAATCTCAATGGGAGAATAGAACTGGTCCCCCGTTTGGATGATCTCGAATTCTAGCCTTTCCTGAATTCGCTTATCGGCTAATTTTAAGTTACCCCGATAAACGCGACCGGCTGCTGTTTTTTCTTGACGGGCATCCACAAAAGTCTCGATGTCATAATTCAGCGCGTAATCATCACCGAAGACAGTCGAGGTCTCGCGCTGATTGCCGCGCCCTTCCCCTGCAGAAATAGCGACTGATGCCTTAGCACCGGTCCGAAATAAGCGAGGATTTCGCATGGTATTTTTTTCGAGCGAGAAGACAACCTGATCCGATCCGCTCGATTTATCCACCCCCAACTGGCCAGGGTAAAACTCAAAAAGCCAATCGTCTCCACCAAGCCAAGTCAGCCCAAAGTCACCCCCCGCCTTATTGATAACTTTCTGGAGCGAGGCCAGAAGCCGCCCCCCCCGAAAGCTGATCGATGAAATATTACCCGCGCCGTAATCATAGCCAAGCTGAATGTCATAACCCATCCCAGGCAATAAATCACCATTCCGAAGCCGCCCATTCGAAATCGAAGCCAGCGCGGTGCAATTATAAGCAACCAGCAATTTAAGAATGGTTTCAGCAGCAACATTCTCAAAAGTTGAGCGGTTCACAGTTCCAGAATACCACTCGATCGAGCGCAAATCTAAAATGTGATTGATCCCTGGAGCGGTAAATTCAATAAAGGAAACCCCATTCTCATCCGTTGACAAAACCCAATCGCGCAGGATCGCCAGATAGGACCGGACAAAGCCACCCTCCGCACTGGCCAGATTCAAGGATAGATTCCTAATCATAACTTCGATAATATCGAATTCAGCAAAATCAGTCGCACCATCCGTCTCCACATTCATCGCAAAGACCAACGGCTCTGCCGAATTCACCTCATCGGTATAACGCGCCCAAATAACAGGGACAAAACCCTTCTTCAGTACCCCCGCTCGATCATAGACTCGCAAATAAAGCTCATATGCCATGACAGATCAAAAACGGATCGCAATGAACGAAAAACCCAAATCCGTCAAGGATCCGGCAGATCTGGTCGTTACATCAAAATAATTATTACTCTGAGGATTCCACTGACAATCATAATCACCCGCAATGCCGTTTATAGTAGCAACCACAACCATCGCAGAATCGTTTAAATTATGCGTAACGCGAAAACGACCGATCGAAACCCTGGATGAAGACCACCCCGAAGGCAATATAACTGACAATCCGGTATCATCGACCTCGCCCGCATAAATACCACTATCAGAATTAAAAACATTGAAAAACGATGCCTTTGCAGGAAGTACCGCATCATCGGCAATTTGAGCAGTATCAACCGCATCATCGGCAATTTGAGCAGTATCAACCGCATCATCGGCAATTTGAGCAGTATCAACCGCATCATCGGCAATCTTGGAATTCGTAACCGCATCATCGACAATTTCTTCAGTATTGACCACCGCGGTCGACCTTCGAAAAACCCGCGTATCCGTAATTGAGATCACACCCCCAGTTGTAATCGTAAAAGTTGCGAGGGAAATCTCCCAGGTTGTGCCGAAGGCTTGCACAACCGCAGGAATTGCAGCCACCCCATCTGCGCTGATTTTGTAAGCGATCCGAGTGCGCGCTTCCAAAGCACCACCACCGGTCCCCGCCCAATTGGTCTGCAAAACTACCCGCCCCCCCGTTGTACCGATGGCCGGAGTAGAGATGGCAATATTCACCGCGGCATCATTAAAATATAAACCATAACAAACCCCTGAACCTGTATCGACCTGGATGGGGGAAGCCACACCGGTCACTTCCAGCTCATTTAAAACACCCTTGGAAATCCCCTCGAGGGTCGGATCCTGAATCTTGAAATAAGCAGCCAACATATATCTGGCATCGGCCTCACCCAACTCACTCGCCCCATCACCCAAGCCCGCAACGGTCGACCACGGCCATGATTTCTCGGTCATAATAAACTCCTAAATAGCAAAATAACGATCATAATAACGCAACGAAACCTGCGTCTCAGAATCCACCGATGAACCTACTACCAGAATATTGTTCTGGCCTGTAGCATAAGCACCGGTTGAGAGCCGCTCACCCGCGGGAGCCAAATGCCAACTCGCCAAATCGGAATCAGTACTCAAGTACTGATCAACAGCAACGCCATCTTGATCCCGAATCGTTTTAGAATCGCGCCTGGGTGCATTCGACAAATCGATCTCGACCCACTCCGCACTGCTGGAAAGTACCAGGCCGCCATTGGAGCGCAAATCGATGATCTCGCCCGTGGTCGCATTCATAATATAAAAATCTGAGATTGGACCAACCACTCGGATGACCGGATACTCTGGAGCCGCCAACCACGAGAGATCGGCATAATTGATGGTCTTTGTTAAATTAAGCGTATCGGTCCCAATACCCCATGGAATAGGCCAAGGGATCGCCCAACCCAGATTTGAGCCTGATGAACCCGCCAAATCAAAAATCTCAGTTATCAGAGTGGGATTATATAAACGCGGGTCGGAGGCCTTAAAAATTCCAGAAACTTGTTCAACCCGCCCGGCACGATCATGCCAGGATAACTCGCCATCGATAACCACATCGAGAGCGCGCACCCGATCAACAAAATCAAAAACAAGCTGGACCGGGTCATCAACCCGCGGGATGAAGACCGATATCAACTCAGACCTCAAATCTCGATAATCGGCCAAATCCGAGCCTTTGATGGTCCAACTGAAATCACAATAGCGGGGATTCATACGAAAGCCCAAATCCGTGTCACCATAAACCTGCAGGGGAGTGCGCTGCGCTAACCGGTCAATTTGAGCCATACCCAGATCATAATTGTTCAAGCGAATTTGATCCCGATTTAAATCAAATGATTGATTGGCTATGTTTGCAGTCAGGCCAGGAATATCGCTCATTAGGGGATCTCCGAAAGCCGATCTAAATGACGGGAAGCGCGCAGCACCCGCAATGGGTCTTGATTTGTATGTACATTCGTAACTGGGCTGTAATTGGTAGTCGAGCCGCTCTCAGATGTCAAACCACCCATCATGGGGTTTAGAGCCGGATTAAGACTCATCGATGGAGAACCGATCAAACCATTCTGATCGAGCAACGTATTAAAACCCTTCAGCGCCTTATTGATACCCAGAAGACCCAATTCAAATGGAGTGGGGGAGCCTGGGGTGAACGCAGATGGAAGCTCTAGCTTTTTCAATTTGCTAATCAACGATTGCACCGCTGACGTTACGAATTGGATCGCGCTCTTGATATTATCGAAGGCATCCTTCAAACCCGACAAAACCGTTTCAGACAAATATTTTAACGGAGGTTCCATGTCTTCTTTGACTACCCGAACCAAGCTCTCGAAGATAGGAATGATATTATTTTGAACGAATTCCCAGACAGTCCGCAATGCGGGCTCAAGGGTATTCTCCCAAATACCAGCCAGCGCCTGCAGCGCCAATGTTCCAGCCACATTAAACAAATCCCAGAGCGACTCAAAGAGTGGCATTAGATCCCCATCGATGAAGGACCACACCGCATCGAGCGCAGGCTGAAGGGTATTAGTCCAAAAATCAGACAGAGTCTGGATGGCTGCGGTCAGTTTTTCCTGAATAAAAGGAATTAAAGTATCTCGCACAAACGGGATGAGGACCGTAGACAACCAAGACCACACTCGCTCAATTGCAGGCAGTAATGTGTTTTCCCAGAAAGCCTTTAATACATTGATGGCCGCGGGGATATTGACTTGCAACCAAGCCTTGAGTTGATCAAAAATGGGCTTACCGGTTCCTTCCCACCATTCAGTCAATGCAGTGCGGATCCCGCCCCAATCATTCTCCCAGGCATTTCTCAAGAGAGCCACAATCGCAATGATCGCACCAATCGTCAGAATGATGGGAGCCAGGGATGCCACAAAGCTCACGATAATCGGAATAATAACGGACAGAACGGTCAGCCCCAAAGCGATCAGAACATCATTCATCGAAACAAATCCGGAAATTGACTCCCAGATGGGCGCAAGCGCCTCGGTCACTTTATCGATAATACCCTGGAAGCCAGCAACCAACTCCTGAAACTTAATCGTTAGCAAAGCAGCTTCAACCGCATTCATCCCCAGCGCCTGACCAATTTCAAAGATTAGCAGCTTGAAACTTTCTAACGGGTCAGCACCCGAAGCAAGCGCCTCGATGAAACCAGCAAACGATTCGCCAATCACAGTCACCACTTCAGCCACTGGCGCAACCGCCGCAATGACCAGCGGGAATACCGATTCGGCCAGATCCATGAATAAGCCCTGGAAGGTTTCTAAAATGGGCAGCGCAAAACCGCCCAACATCGCTATGAAATTCTCCCAACGCGCAGATTGGACCCGGCTCGCATTGGCAAGCTGGTCATTAGTATTCACGAAATCCCCCGCAATTGCATCGGTCTGCTCCATCAACAAAGCCAGACGCGCCTGAGTCAAAGCCGCCTGATCTAATTCGCCAGTTGTATCGGCTAATCCTAATGCCAGAGCCTTAGCCTCAACCGCGGCAGCATTCATTGAAACACCATACCGCTCAATCGGGTCAGCTTCCCCCCGCAAAGCCGCATTGACCGCGGTCATCGCATCATCAACATCCGTGTTAAATATAGACGCCATATCCGCGGCTCGGGAAGCCAGATCGATGGTCGCATCCGCGGCCGCATTCGCCTCGAGGCCATAGTTCTGGAGCATCGCCCCCGTTTGTGCAGCAAGCTGATTAAATGCCGCCTCCGATAAACCAGCCGAATCAGCCGCGGTTTTACCAAAAGCCTGAATTTCAGCCGCGGCATCGCCAAAAACCACCGTGCTGGCATTCAGCGCCTCGTTAAGATTCGAGGCAGCCGGGATCGCTTGCGAGGCGATCGCAGCCACACCAACCCCAACAGCCACAACTCCAGCAGCCAAGCCAGCAGCGACAACCTTGCCAGCCTTTTTTACATTAGCAGAAATCCCGTCTAACGCCTTCGAGACTTTACCCCGCGCAGAAGCCAAATCACCATCTAATTTGTCCAGAGTTGCTCGAATAGGGATGAACGCTTCGCCCAATGGCTGACTGGTCATGAATTGGAAACCTTTTTCATTTGTTGGTTAATTATTTCTAAATTAGACGGGGAAGCCATCGCCTTAAATTCTTCTTGGCGGTTTTGTAATTCACGACCCGTCAACGGCTTCGCCGGTCTTGCCGCTAGTAGAGTGTGCAAAGCCGGTATTCTTTTCTGACGGGATAACATCGCAATATCCCAGGCCAGCTTAAGATTGACGCGCTGTTTACGCTCCGAACGCCAAAGGTAAGCATCGATCGCCAAATGAGTCTCTTTCGGCGTAAGATCCCAGAACTCAGCCACTGAGATCCCCGCACGCAATGCCTCAATGAGGAGCCGCTCAAGATCAAACGGCTCCCCGTTTAGTTTTTTGAATCTTCATCCTCGAACTCGGCATCAATCGACTCGTCACCTTTGGCGATAACTTCACCGATCGCTTCGAAGACATTCGAGGCAATGATCGTGAATCCATATTTATCTAGAATTTCATAAGCATCATCCATGGTCACTCGTTTACCGCCCGAGCGATGATACCGCCGCGCCGCTTCCATACCAGCCTGCAGCAATACCGCCACCTCGAAGATGCCAGAGCCACCATCTTGAAAACCATTCAAAACACCGATGATGCCCTTCTCCATAACGCGCTCCGCATTCGCAATCGCCCGGTTGGAATAAAGCAGCTCGATCTCGCGGTCCGAAGTGATAATCGTTTTTTGCCCAATTTTATTTACCATTACGAACCCACCTCAACCCAGAATCCATCCAGAGTCAGAGAGATCGAAATGGTACTCTCCGCTTGATCGGGGAAGGTTTCAGAAATAGAGTCAACCTTCGCCGTTGCGGTTTCAACAACTACATCTTCTTCTTGGCGCGCAATCAAGATTAAATCGCCATTCCGATTAGCATCTCTTAAAGCCAGATAACCAGCATCCGATGAAACATAAACCGCATCCAACGAAACGGTCGAAGAATACCGACCGGGCTCCACGCGCTGAGCGCGGGAATCTTTACAGGAATTATCGATCGTATCCGAGGTCTCTTCGATGGTCGCATCGCGCTGACAACCGACCGCCTCATAGGATGGGACCGATGGCGTCCCCGTATTAACCAAAAGTAACAAATCTGCACCGTTCATTTCAGCCTCCAAAAATTACAATTTCCGAGCAAGTACGCTCACCGATACAATCCGACCATAATAATCCGTTTCATTTGCGACAACTGGACCACGCGCATCGGATACTTCCACATTATAACCAACCATTACAAACGGCTTACGATGAAATAAAAACCGCACCCGCCATGCCATCGCCTCAACCACATCGGATGAACCCGCGGCCGGAGCATAGCATCGCACATCCCGAATGGCACTGACCGCCTCGCCGTTTTTGGTGTCTTGGGGGATTTGAGAAGGTTCACCACACGAAACAATCAAGGGATAAACCGCATCGCCGGGAACCGGATCGATCGTGAATATTCCAGGCTCGCCATTGTAGGGCTTCAGCATCGCAACCAATACAGCATCAGCCACCAAAACATCATAGATGGGAGTTGTAAAGATGCTCATTTGCCCTCTAACAAATTAACGATCGCTTTTGCATTGGAAAACACCGCTGGCCTGAGAAACGGATGCGCTGGAGCCGTTGCAGATCCAAGCTCAATATAAAAGCCATGATGATCGCCGCTCCGAGACTTTCCCACACCCACCAATGTGGTGACTTCATTTTTTCCAACTTCCACCCGATTCATCAGCAGCCGAGCCACCACCTGCTCACGATAGGCTCGCCCCCACTCAGGATCAGAGATCGACAATAAGCGCTGCCGCGCATCGGCCTCCACAAACTCGCCCACAATCTCAGAATTCGAAACTAAATCCTTCACGATTTGAGCCTTAAAATCGGCTGCGTTCCATATCAACACCGGTCGATTACTAACCAATGAACACACTCCCAATGACCCCAACGCCGATCACCCATAAATTCAGAATTTCTCCATCAACAGTGAAACTCGAAGAAATCACCGATTCAGCCTGATCCGGAAAAGATGCGCTCATAGAGTCAATCTTAGCATTAGCCCTTTGAACAATCACCCCATCTTCCTGACGTGCCAGAATAACCATCTCACCATCACGATTCGCATTTTTCAATTTCAGAAAATCCGATCGATTAGCAACATAAAGAAAATCAAGGGTAACCGTTGAACTGTAACGCCCCGGTTCAACTCGCATCGACCGTGAACTTTTACAAGAGTTGTCGATCGTATCCGAGGCCTCCTCGAAGGTAGCATCCCGCTGACAACCAACCACCTGATAATCGGGAACCAAAACAGTCCCCAGGTCCAACATTACGAGAAGTAATGAACCATTCATAAATTCACCTATAAAGACAAAATCACCCGCACCAAGATGATGCCATTTTGAGAGTGCGAATAAATCACAGAGCCAGCAATCGCTGGAAACCCGGTCGGAGGGGAAGCATTGATCAACACGCCAGCCTCAACATCCGAAACATAAAGATCATCGCCAGCCGAAAAACCCGAAGTATCCACATCGCGCACCAAGCCAAAGCTCGTAATATAACCATCGGCATTATCCGCAATATCAGCAGTCGCCAAACCTAACAATCTTGATGATGCCAGAACATCAGCCTGAGCCAAGTCCACAGTCGGTCGATTGCCAAGCCCCCCGGTAATATAAACCGGCTGCCCATTCAAGATGGGAGCGCCCGAATTATTCCGGGCTTTCACATATTGCTCCTGGCCCACTTGTAAGACCACATCAGCCACATCGGTCACAAAAGCCATGGTCCCAGAATCTTCGTCCCAATAAAGTTTTCCCGTAACCAACGCCCCCACCGATGGAGAAACCTTAAAAGTCACATACTCCAAATTCTGGCCCAATTCAGAAATGGCTACCTTTTTATTTTCGCCAGCTTGGACCACCTCGATCAACTCAGATTGATCCAACGGAGTGGTCGCTGAATCCAATTCGGTAATCGCTTGATTTGTCATAATTACTCCAATAAACGAAAACCGCCATCTTCGAGCAGCCGCACGCCACCCGATTCAAGCAATCTATACTCGGTCAAGAATTGAGTAACAGAAGGCTGATACTCAATGCAATCGATCTCGAAATGATGATCCGCGGTCGAAGGTTCCCGATTGCCCTCAATCTTTACGATGATATCAGATGAGCGCAAATCTTCGCCAGAGATCACAATTAACCCTGGGGAGATATAATCACCGCGCCCCAAATTTGCAGAGGTCTCAGAATAAAATACATGCGTAATCACCCGCTGCTCTTGCGCGGCAACTTCGCGCTCCCGAGAGGTCGCCGGTCTCAACCTACCCAAAATCGAGGGAATTTCAATAAACCCAACTTCCCAACCGCCATGACCATCCGGATCCCTGGTCATCCGAACCGCATTAAAATCGAGATTCAAAAGCGAATTAAAAACCATCATGAAGCCTTATATTTATCTAGTAAATCTTTCTCGGACAAGAGCAGCACACGCGCCGCACTCACGCCCATGACACCATCTGAAGCAGAACCCGCACCCTCAAAACTCACCGCAAAATCGCCCAAACTTTTTGACGCGACCCCAGGAATACCATCATTCTCTTTTGATCTCAAACCAGCCTGAAAAATTCGACTGGCCATCCGCGCACAAATCCCGTTGACGGTATCCGGAATGGGATCATATCCATGGGTATAAACAATGGCAATATTTTGGATGCCACAAGACCAAACCTGACCGATTCGATGCAAAACACCTAAATCGGTATCCAGCTTATAATCTTCATCTGCAACCAATAACACATCATCTTCATAAATTGAAGACACGCTAATTACGGGAATTTCAGGTAGATTAATCGTGGTGGAATTTATCGGACCATTGACCACAATCGCATCATCCACAACCCGCTCAATATATTGTTCTACATAAACGCGAATGGCATCGGTTGAGACTTCGAGCGCATAACCGACCGCGGCGATTTCATCCGCCTCAGTGATTGAGTAAAGCAGAACATTCTCGACATCTTCCTGAACCGCAAAATCGGCCATTTCAATCGCTCATTTTTGTGTAAACTTCAATACGCCATGCTTCAATGCTGGCATTGACTCTTGCGCTCAAATAATCCAGCTCTCCAGCCGCGGCCAATTGATCAAAAGTAAATATTTGATGCGCGTTGAGTGCGCGCGCAGATGCCACACCCAACCCCGCAATCTCATCAAACGGGTCTGACTGCACTGGATAATCGACCGGAGCGCTCGCCTTGTTTGCGCTCGCAGGTTTCAAAATTTTGTTATCAGCCGGGATTTTTGGTTTTTGTTTCAGGTCCGCTTCATAGACTTTCACGCCTTGACCTTGGCCTGTTTCAACCGTTACCAGCTTACCCTTTGCTAAACGGGATGCCTGATTGTCAACCGGAAATTGATCTTTAGATTTAATCACAGCCATAATTCATCTCCTGCGCGAGCCTTGCTCTTGATAATAAGCCAGCACGCGCGCTTCATCGCCAGGATTGCATTTTACAGACCGCCCTGGGGCAATCTCGACTCTTGACATTTTGCGCTTACCCATTTTGCCAATGCGGGGATGCTTTGCTCGCATTCGAGAAGCATCCATCGCGCGAACATCAGCCGACCATGAAATCGGCAATACACATAAGAGCGGTTTATTCAAATAATACGCTCGCAAAAACGATAACCGGTCATCACTCCCCCGCGCACGCTCGGTTTCCCAGGTATCCAAAAACTCAACACCGGCTAAATTCTGCCGAATAAAAAGCATCTCATGGAAAAACAACAACACCCGCAAATCGCGCACAATCCCCTGCGTCAACTCACGCTCGGCTTCCGTACCCACGTCTGCAGCGATCACGCCATATTTCCACAATGGCACCGCGGCATCCCACCGATCCAGAAAACTCCACGCGGCAGGTAGTAAATCCCAGGGAACCCTGACGCCGCTTTTCACAATCAAAGTCTTGCTAAAAGGAATCTCATAATCATCTCCGGCTTGATACCCGAGCCTTTGAGATTTTGCCTTCCCTGCGACAGCAGCATCAGAATCGCCGATCAAGAGAATGCCCTGCTTCATTTACGGACCTCCAGAGTGCAATGGATTGAGGATTTAGCATCGTTCAAACTTGGCCCCTTGACAACTTTCCACTTGCGGTCCGTATAAAAATTGTATTGCTTGCCATAGGGCAACTCAGGATCAAAAACGGTTGGGGTTTCCAGCGCCGCAAACCAACGATGAGTGGGGTCCATATACGAATTATTATGCTTCCAATAGGGCAACTTCAAAACCAAACGACCGCCCGGTTTCACAATTCGCCAGATCTCATTCACAGAGGCAATCAAATCGATATCCAGATGCTCGAGGACCGCCCGAGCATTGACCAAATCAAACCGCTCATCTTCCCATGGCCATGGCAAAACACTGAGATCCCAAACCACATCGATCTCAGGCCGATGCTTAATACGATCATGATTCACCGCCCCAGGGATCAAACGATTACCACATCCGAGATTTATGATTTTTTTCATTTTTTATCCAATACAGCTCGCATAGACAAATATGACTATATGATCACCGCGCTCTGCGGTTCCGGCTTTCAAAGACATCGACCGCGGCCCAAGCCGCCTTAGAATCAATGCGCCCTGGGATCATCCCCCGCCAACGCCTTGCCTTACCAGGATAATGCATGATCGCAGCCGGATCGATACCAGCCGAATATTTCTCAAAACAATTCCACTCATTGCCCAACAAATAGATACGCAATGGATCTTGATACATTGCACGTATCAAAGCGCCCTGGTCCCGTTGCGCATGCCGCTCCCACTCAATTAGCCAGCGATCGAAAAAATCCTGCACGCGCGCACTCCGACCGAAAGCCCAAACGCCACCGTTAAATTGTAACGTATGCAGTGTACAAAGCTCGGCCTCGATGGATTGCAACTCGATTAAATTATTACGCCGCCGAAACGAGTGCATTGTATCCATTAGATGCGGATCCTTACAAATCACGAACTCCCATCCATCTTCAATCAGCTCAAAATAGAACCGCAAATCCGATGAAATCACTTCGGTGTCAGCATCCAGATATAAAACCGCTTCCCAATCTGGGGGAGTCAGAGCATAAGCCGATAATTTAGCCCGCCGCGCCCCCACATCCGAATCCGGCTGCTCGATAAAATGATCTTCCGAACTGAGCGGTTCAGAACCACAAAATGCGATCGGGATCTCAGGCACAAATTCCCTGAGAGTTGCCAGTAAATCAAGCGCGCATTTTCTGGCCGGATCGCCGAACGCTACACAATAAATGCCACGTTTCATGAAACCAGCTCCTCGAAGGCAGACCGATGCTGATCGCACCAAGTAAAAATCGAATAAGGGATCGTCACATCGCGCAAAACCTGCCGATCAACGCTCGAACGCAACTCGAGCGCAGCCTTCAATGCCGCTTTGAGAGATTTATAATTCCCTTTCTTATAACGATGGATACCAACCACATCGGGCAATTCATCCAATAAACCGACCCCACGCGGGATGACTACCGAAACACCACACGCCAACGCCTCGAGCGGAGGCATAGGAACCCCCTCGACAGTCGCAGTAATAACCAGAACATCCAAGGATTGATAAAACGCAGGCATCTCAGCCCACGGATATCGCACCGTTTTAACTGGCCATCCTCGCCCTGAAGCCTTCCAGGTAACCGCGCTCCCCAGTTTAGCCTTAACTAACTTCTGCGCCAAATTCTCACCCTTGCGCTGATTTGAATAAGTATAGCCAGAAAAACCAATTACCAAGCGCTGATTTTTATCTCTCGCCGGAATTACAAACCGATGCCGCTCAACTGGAGGATTAACCTGGACCGTATCGCCAAATTGCATCAATTCGCGGGCATACATTCCCGCGGTCGCAATTCGAAGATCTGCCTTGGCAGCCACGGCATCAAATAGTTCTGATTTAGCATTCCCTGGGGGATCGATCTCTCGATGGGTGAAATAGGCAGCCAATGCACCTGGAACCGGATTCTTGCTCATTTGTATCTCGAAATAACCTGACAAATAATAGACCTGCGCCCCTGGAACTGGACGCGGGGAGACTTGCCACCCGAGAAAATCGGAGAGATATCGAGAGAACCGCGGGATCACGCGGTCCTCCCGATAATTTCTGCAAACGACATTGACATCCAAAAGCATTAGGACCCAGAAGTCAAATCGATCTCGACAAACGCACTCGGACGAATCACACCCATCGCGGCGCGCATTTCTGCCAAAACAGCAACCATATTTCTGATGAAGAAATCAGCATGCGAATCCGTGGTCGCAATTGAGGCATCTTCACGGTCCCAAACTACCATCTTTCGCCAATTAGCCAACCACCCGGTCCCTTGGGTTTGGAAGAAACTCTGCGCAACGGGAACTCCCCACAGAGTGCGCGGCCCTTGAGCCACCGGACCGCCCCAATAGTAACGGCCATTCGAATCTTGCAGTAAATCGAATGTTTCCCAATCTTGGGGATTAAGCAAATAAGCGGTGGGGATTTGGCGTCCATTAATCAACAGATTTGTGATGGCCTTACGAGCGGTAACCGCAATATCGGTCACATACGCCTGGGTCAAAACCCCGGCTGTGTTTGCCAAACCCGTGAAGTTTTCACCCACACCGGACCCGTTGAGCAATTGATTCTCAAATTCCTCAGCAAGATCCGCAAACAGCTCATCATTGATCAAACCAGACAACTGGCCCGCATCCGAGAGCGCGCGCTTGGTAGCCGGGATCCACACCGCGAGGGTCTTAACCAATTCTTGCACACGCGAAAAGGTCATAGCACCCTCTGGTTTCTCGCCGGAAACTTCACCGGTTGCGCCGTTATATTCAGTCACATTAGATTCGGCCACGGGAGCCGCCTGGGTGACTTGGGTAACCTGACGCACGAACTCGACCGTGTCTGAAGTGGTACGCCGGATCGAAATCAAGCTCCGCAATGAAAGCGGATAACGACCCAAAGGTTCATAGATGCCGGTATCTTCAGGGACCACAAACGCCCCCGCGCTCGTTGCAGAAGACCCGGTCAGAACGGTCTTCATGAACAAATCGTTCATCTTCACCGCGGGAGAAGAGATGCCCTTGAAACTATCAGGGATTCGCCCCTCGGGAGCGATGGATTTCATATAATCGATCCATTGCTGAGAATTTACGAATTTATCACCGATGCTTTTACTAGACTTACGCACTTGGCGATCCATACGGTTAAGATCTGAGGCCTTGAACAGCCCATCCAAATCACCAATGGATTTGTGCAGCTTTTCCTGTTTGCGCTCTTTTTCGATTTCAATCTCGATTTCGCGCACTTCATCCAGAGTTGCTTCAATCTGAACGGTTTCTTCTTCGGTAAATTCGCGGTCGTCTTCTAGCACCGCGGCATGAATTGTTTTGACTTCGCCCCACTTCTCACGCATAGATTCAACCAGAACTTGAGACTTCGACTTTTTAGCCATTTTCTACTCCAATATTGATCACTGATATTTCAGCCAAATTAATTCTGGTCGCCAAATCGCCGCTCGGCTTATCGCCATCGATCTCACCTTCAGGATTTGCGCCAGCTTCATCAGAGCCATCAGCAGACGGCTCGTCATCTTTGCCTTTGATTGATTGCGTTCCGGTATCGATCCCCGCCCCCCGCGTAACTGGAGAAACACCAACCGTGTCCAGCAATTGCAAAAATTGCACATTTTCGCCTTCAAACTCACCCATCTTAGATTCTTCGATAACGAAGGTATAAGACCACTCGGCCAAAGGACCCAAGTTTTTAACAGTACGATAATTTTCACGCCCCGCAACGGTATCCAAAAAGAACTTACCAGCGATCCAAGCCTGCTGGCCATCGGAATGAATCCGCCCCTTTCCGGCAGGCAGATCCCAAGAATGATTCCACGGTTCAACAATCGCTTCTTGCCCTTCACGAAAAGCCCCAGGAAGGGTCACATCGCCATCGTGATCTTTGACATTCAAAGTGGCAAATACAGCTTTAAATTGACCCAAATCATTTGGGTCTTCTTTGAATTCCATCGCGGCCTTATACTTTTTCCTGAGCATATCAATCTCCATTTGTAAAACTAAAAATCACTATTTTTGAACCAGTTTTCAATATAAGCATGCCAAACTTCCGGTCGTTCGTCAAGATCGGCCCGTTGATGGGCATCGGCCAAGGATACACTTAACAGCACTAACTCAGCACTCAAACGATTCGCCAGCGCCTCGACTTCAGCTCGCCTGGGAGA